TCAGAACCTTCTCTCCCTGAGACGCAGATCACACGCCCCTTGTCACCCTTTCAAAAGCCATGACAGTCAACGAGAAACCAATTAAAGCCAAGCGCAAACCAGCGCAACGAGGGCTAACAAAAAAGCCCATATTAGGCAACATAAAACCAAGAATTTCTACACCGCCGCTGAAAACTGGCTCACGAATTGCTGAGGTGGCTGAGTTAGCAGAGAAAATTGGGATGCCGCTACTTCCTTGGCAGCATTACGTACTTGAAGATATGTTAAGCGTTAATTCTGAGAATCAATTTATTAGAAAGAGCAACTTATTGCTCTGCGCACGTCAGGTCGGTAAAACTCACCTTGCTCGCATGCGTATCTTGGCTGGGCTGTTCCTATTTGAGGAAAAGAACATTATTGCAATGTCCTCTAACCGAAACATGGCATTAGATACATTTAGGCAGGTTGCCAACACTATTGAGGACAATGACTTTCTAAAAGCGCAGGTAAGGCGCATTAGATACGCTAACGGACAAGAATCTATAACATTGCTTAACGGTGCAAGATATGAGATTGTTGCTGCAACAAGAGATGGTTCTCGCGGAAAGACCGCAGATTTCCTTTATATTGATGAGTTGCGAGAAATTAGCGAGGAAGCGTTTAAAGCGGCTGTGCCAACAACTAGGGCAAGACCTAACTCTCAAACATTATTTACTTCAAATGCCGGTGATGCCTTTAGTACGGTATTAAATGATTTAAGAGAAAGGGCTATGGATTACCCATCTAAGACTTTTGGATTTTGGGAGTACTCAGCACCCTTGGCTGCAAGGCAGGATATTAGGAATCGTAAATTTTGGGCAATGGCTAACCCTGCACTTGGTTACACCGTAACTGAGGAAGCAATCGAAGAATCAATAGCAACTAACTCTATTGAAGCCACATTAACTGAAACATTGTGTATGTGGATTGACTCTCAGGTATCACCATGGACATTTGGCAGTATTGAAGCAACTTCAATATCAGATTTAATACTGCCGGTTGGTGCAATGACTGTTATGGCATTTGACGTAAGTCCAAGTAAAAGAACTGGCGCATTGGTGGCAGGTCAGATCGTTGACGGCAAAATTGCAGTTGGCGTGATGGAAACCTTTAGTAGCGAAGTTGCTATTGATGAGGTCAAAATGGCTAGTTCAATCCATGATTGGGCAATGAAGTACCGTCCAGTTCAAATAGCCTACGATAAGTACGCAACCGCCTCTATTGCGCAAAAATTAGAGCAATCAGGTCATAAACTTATAGATATATCAGGACAAGCCTTTTATCAGGCTTGCGGTGAATTATCAGACGCATTATCAAACCTTAGGTTAATTCATAGCGGTCAACCTGAGTGGATAAGTTCAATGAATAACTGCGCTGCTAAGACAAATGATGCAGGTTGGAGAATCATCCGAAGAAAATCTGCTGGAGACGTAACTGCTGCTATATCGACGGCTATGGTTGTCCACATGTTGAGCAAACCTATCTCAATACCTAAGATATTCGTTTAAATTGGTGATATAATTCTCTAATGGGATTTTTCCGCGATTTAGTAGGATTACCACCTAAACCTCAAATTACTGCGCAACTTGCGCCACCTGTCGTAACTGACCCTTTTAATTACTATTCTCAATTTACACCGTTTCAATCCGTAAGTAGAGATGAAGCAATTTCCGTACCAGCAGTTATGCGCTGTCGTAACTTAATCGCCACAACAATCGGCACTATGGAACTCAGCACTTATTCAAAGGCAACAAAAGAGGAATTACCTAACTTGCCTTGGGTGAATCAATTATCTAAGTCAGCACCTAACTCAGTTATTGTTACCGCTTTAGTTGACGCATTACTATTTTATGGGACAGGGTATCTAGAAGTAACCGAGGTGTATCAAGATGACAACAGACCAGCAAGATTTGATTTTGTAAATAATACTAGAGTTCAAGTTCAATTAAATAAAAATAACACTTTTGTTGATTTCTATACAGTAGATGGTCGAGAAAGACCTATGAGCGGAATCGGCTCACTAGTAACTTTCCAATCACCTATTGATGGAATTCTTCATGCAGGTTCAAGAATTTTAAGAGCAGCCATTGATCTAGAAAAAGCGGCTGCAAATGCAGCAGCAACCCCAGTTCCATCAGGTATATTAAAAAATAACGGTGCAGACCTTGGCGAGAAAGAAGTTGCAGGATTATTAGCGGCTTGGCGTCGTTCTCGTGCTGAAAGAGCAACTGCATATTTAACTTCATCTTTAGAGTATCAGGCAACTTCGTTTTCACCTAAAGACATGATGTATAACGAGGCTCAACAATATATGGCAACACAAATTGCAAGATTATGCAATGTGCCAGCATACTATATCAGCGCGGACATGAACACGAGTATGACATATGCAAACGTGCAGGACGAAAGACGTCAATTTGTTGCGTTATCCCTACAACCTTATGTAAGCGCGGTTGAGAATCGTCTAAGTATGGATGATCTGTCACCGAACACACAATTTATCGCGTTCGACATGGACTCAGGATTTTTAAGAGCAAATCCATTAGAACGTTTAAATGTAATTGAAAAAATGTTAAGTCTCGGTTTAATAACCGTTGAACAAGCGAGAGAAATGGAAGAACTAAGCCCAAATGGAAATAATTAACTTTAGTGCAGATTTAGAGGCTTCAGAGTCTCGCCGTATTATTGCTGGCAAGATCGTGCCATTTGAAAACGAAATTGGAAATACCTCAGTTGGAAAAGTAATTTTTGAACGTGGTTCAATTCAAATTGATGACCCTAAAGCCGTTCGACTTTTGCTTGAGCATGACGCAAAATCTCCGATTGGGCGCATGAAAAGTGTAGAAGAAAGCGACTCAGGAATTTTTGCGGAATTTAAAGTCGCTAATACAACTAAAGGAACTGACAGCCTAATTGAGGCAAGCGAAAATTTAAGATCAGGATTAAGCGTTGGTGTTGAAGTATTAAAAGGCAAAAACACTAACGGCATATACAGAGTTAGTGCAGCAAGACTTATGGAAGTCAGCCTAGTACAGGCTGCCGCTTTTTCAAGTGCTGCTGTCACTTCAGTCGCTGCGTCCAACGCAGAGGCAGAATCAACCGAAACCAAAACAGAAAACGAGGAAATTGTGGAAAACACAACACCTGAAACAACTGTTGCGACAGAGGTAGTAGAGACCCAAGCGGTTGAAGCCTCTCGTCCAACTATTGCAGCACCAATTTACACAAAGCCACGCCTTGAGTTCACAAAGGAAAAATTCCTAGAGAACACACTTCGTGCAACTTATTTAAATGATGATGACGCTCGTCAATATCTATCAGCAGCAGCAGACACAACTGACAACGCAGGACTTATTCCTACTCGTCAATTAACTGAAGTTATCAATCCATTAAGCAATGCAGATAGACCGTTTATCGATAGCATTTCTTCAGGTGCATTACCTGATGCTGGAATGACATTTGAAATTCCTAAATTAACTCAAGCACCAACAGTTGCAGAGACAGCCGAAGGCGCAGCACCATCAGATACAGATCAAAACGTATCTTTCTTATCAGTAAGTGTTAAGAAATATGCGGGGCAACAAACATTTAGTGTTGAGTTGCTTGACCGATCAAGCCCCGCTTTCTTCTCGGAGTTGGTAAGGCAGATGGAATTTGGCTATGCTAAAGCAACAGATGCAGCAGTTGGAAACGTAATTGCTCAGGTTGCAACAGACGGCGGAAACCGCACAATGTCAGCAGCAAATATCCAAGACTTTATTTCAGATGCAGCAGTATCTATTTACTCAGGAACTTTGGGCTTTGCTCAAAATATCGTAGTATCACCTGAGCAATGGGGTGCGTTAATGGGATTAGTTGACGGTTCAAACCGTGCAGTATTTACACAAACAATCAATCCACAAAACGCTTCAGGAAATCTAACACCAACAAACGTTCGCGGTAACATTGGTGGATTAAACCTACGCGTATCTCGTTACCTATCAGGAACAGGCGACGCATCAATGATCGTTCTAAACCCTGACTCATTTACATGGTACGAGTCAAGCAAGTACCGCCTAGAGACCAACTTGATCTCAACAGGTCAAATTCAAGTTGCTTACTATGGCTATGGCGCAATCGCTAACAAGGTTGCTGCTGGTGCTTACAAGTGGATGGTTGCATAAACTTTCCTTTATAGGAATCAAGCGTAAAGGGGCGCAGGAAGCCTTCGCCCCTTTACTTTAAGAAAGGACAATAACTTGGCGGCTACATACGTTACGAAAGCCGAACTTCGCACACTACTTGGGATTGGGAGTTTATATTCTGACTCAGTAGTTGAGGAAGTGGCGCAGGCTGCCGAAAACATTGTCAAAGGTTATTTGTGGTTTAATGATTACAATATAGTTGCTCAAGAAATTACTTCTACAACTTCAGCAACAGTTTATACAGATATCAAACATAATGTATTAGTAGGAGAAACAGTTGTTATTGAAAATTGCGGTGCTAAATATAACGGTTCAAAAACAATTACTGCGGTTACAGATTATTCAATGACTTATGCAATAAATAACGGAACAGTAGAATTAAAACACATTGTAAGACCTTATGGAACTGCATCTGCAACTACTCATGTTGATTATGCAACTGTTCCCGAAGTTAGGCAAAGTGCAGCAATGATAGCCGTGGACATTTGGCAAGCAAGACAAGCCAGTAATGCTGGCGGTATTTCACCTGACTTTCAGCCTTCACCTTATCGCATGGGCAATACTTTGCTCGCTAGAGTTCGTGGGTTACTTGCGAATCATTTAGCCCCTAACGGCTTGGTTGGCTGATGCCGGTTGCCGTTACAACCCTCAGGTCAACCCTTGCGACGGCGTTAGAGAACGCTGGGGTGTGGCAGGTCTTTGCCTTTCCACCTGCTACACCCATTGCAAATTCAGTAATTGTGCAACCTGATGACCCATACATTGAGCCGTCAAACAATGTTTATACTGTTGCACCTAAAGCAAATTTTAAAATAGTAATGATCGTGCCAATGTTAGATAATCAAGGCAATCTAATCGGCATTGAAGATATGGCTGTTGGTGTATTTAATAAGTTAGCAGCATCAACTACTTTAAGCGTTATTGTCAACAATATCTCAGCACCAACGGTTTTATCAGGCGTTGCTGGCGAAATGTTGACAAGTGACATGTCCGTCTCAATCATGACAAGTTGGAGTTAAACAATGAGTGAAATTATAGATGTTCCTTCAGAGGACAAGGCTTGGCTTGAAAAAGTCGGGCAAATAACAAAAACAGAGAAGCCAAAACCAGTCTCAAAGAAAGATGAGGAATAACCAATGGCTGTATTTCTAAATAACAAGGTCGGCGTAAAGGTTAATTCCGTTGACCTTTCTGACCATGTGACCGCCGTCACATTGAACCGTTCATTTGATGAACTTGAAGTTACCGCAATGGGTGATACAGGTCATAAATTCGTAAAGGGCTTGGAAGCATCAAGCGTAACAATCTCTTTCCTAAATGACACCGCTTCAGCAAATGTTCTAGCAACCCTTCAGGCTGCATGGGGCACTTCAGTAACCGTAGTTCTTTTGCAAGAAAAAGGAACTGCTGTTGGTGCAACAAACCCACTTTATACAATGACTTGCTTAGTAAATAACACCACCGACATTAACGGTGCTGTTGGTGATTTAGGCACTCAGGATGTAACATGGACTATCAACGGTGCAGTTACCGTTGCTACAACAGGTACTTTCTAAGGGGTATAAATGATTAAGTTAAGAGTGTCCAAGGCTTCAGGGGAAGTTGCAGAATATGAAATTTCCCCTGCACTCGAATACGCTTTCGAGCAGAATTTTAAAACTGGATTTCATAAGAGATTTAGAGATGAAGAAAGACAGTCAGACGTCTATTGGCTTTCATGGGAAGCCGAGCGTCGGGCTGGAGTAACAGTTGCACCATTTGGAGACAAGTATTTAGAAACTCTAACAAAAGTAGAGATTTTGGATGCTGACTCCCCAAATGGGTAACGCGGTATGACCTCACTTATTTAATTGCATCACTAGCAGTTGAGACAGGCATACCGCATAGCGAATTTATTAACATGGATAGATCAATGTTTTTAGCGACATTGGCTTATTTAAAGGATAGATCAAAAAAGGTGGAAAATGCCAGTAGAGGTAAAAGGTATCGTTGAGGCTCAAAAAGCCTTAAAGAAGTTTGCGCCTGACCTTTACAAAGAGATGAACAAAGAGATACGCGCTGCAATGCGTGTAGTTGTAGATGATGCTCGCAGTAAAGTACCTAATCAAATTGATGGTTTAAGTGGCTGGCAAGATCAAGGTAAAGAGGTTGTATCTCGTACTGCTGGTAAAGTAAGAGGCTTTCCTAAATACAACCCAGATATTATTCGTAAAGGTTTAACTTATTCTTTAGGGCGATCACGCCGTAATTACTCAGGCTTTGTTAATACTTATAGGTTATTAAATAGGTCTGCTGCTGGTGCTATTTATGAAACAGCAGGAAGAAAGAACCCTCAAGGCAGAACGCCTATTGCAAGTGTTAACCAACAAGGATTTGAGTATCTGCAAGGCTATGAGGGAACATATAAATACAAAGACAAGATTAGAAAAAGGGCAACAAGAAACTATAACAGCAATAACCCTTTTGCTGGTTATCAGTTTGTTACTGCAATCAATGATGAGGCGAAGTTAGAAAGTATTGGCAGAGGTCGTAAGAACCAAGGTCGCTTGCTTTTTGCTGCGTTTGCTAAAGATCAAGGTAAAGTAACTAAGGCAACTTTTAAGGCTATTGAAACTGCCACCACTAAATTTAATTCAAGTCTAAAGCGTAGAATAGGACTAGCAGCATGAGTGCAACTGGTATTGAAATCCCTATTGTCAGTACCTATAAAGACAAGGGCGTTAAGGCAGCAAGTAAGTCATTAGGTGTATTAACTAAGTCAGCCAAGGCATTGGGTCTTGCTTTAGGTGCATATCAAACATTAAGATTTAGCAAGAACGCAATCAGGGCTTTTGGTGAAGATCAAAAGGCTGCTGCTGCATTATCTAAAACATTACAAAACTTAGGTCAATCTTATGCAGTAATCAGTACTGCTGGATTTATAACTAATTTACAGAACACTACTGGCGTTCTAGATGACCAACTTAGACCAGCCTTTACTTCATTAGTCAACGCAACTTTAGATGCTAAAAAAGCACAAACATTATTATCAGTTGCATTAGATACTTCAGCAGGAACAGGTAAAGATTTAGCCTCAGTTACAGCCGCATTAAGCAAGGCAGCCCTTGGGCAAAATACTGCATTACTTCGCTTAGGGGTTGGATTAACCTCGACTGAAGCCAAGACAATGGATTTAGATGATATTGTTGAATTTTTATCCAAGCGCTTTGATGGGCAGGCAGCATTAGCGGCTGACTCTTTTGCTGGCAAGATGGATATTCTGAAGGCTAAAACTGAGGATGCTAAAGAGATGATTGGCGGCGCTTTAGTTGGCGCACTTGATGATGCTTTTGGTAACCCTGAGAAATACGGTAGCGGCATTGATTCATTAGCGGACAAAATTTCAGGACTAATTTCTAATTTTGGAGATTTTATTAAAATCACCAAAACTGGATTACAGAACCTTAATCTAAGCCCCAAATCTCCGCTATTCCAATACAAACTAAACTTTGATAAGCCTTTTGACCCAATGGCTATGAAGTTTGATTATACAGCCTTACAAAAGGAAGAAAAGAAATTACAGGCAGATGCCAAGAAATTAGCCCAACAAAGGGCTGCCGCTATTGCTAAGGAAAAAGCATTAGTAGCAGAGCGTAAAAAGATTGAGGCAGACCGAAAGAAATTAGAACAAATTTCTAGCCTATTTGATCTTGAACAAATTCAAATTTATGCGGCATTACAAAATGAAATTACAGATCAAGAAAAACTACGCCTATCTTTACAGTTGGCTTTAATTCAAGAAAATGCTACTGAGGCTTCTAAGTTGGCAACTCAATTAGTTATTTCTCAATTACAGACCACTAACCTTGCTCAGGCTATTGCTAAATTACCTAAAGCCCTTTATCCATTTGATGGCTGGTCTAAGGATATTGATTTGTTAATACAACAGATTTTATTGATGATGAAACTGTTATCTCAAATGCCTAAAACACCTTCAGCAGTAGGAACTGGTAATTACTACAATGACATTGCCTCAAGCCTAGTAGGTACTGCTGGTTATGCTGGTATGGGAGTTGCCGAAATTGCTCAAGAAAGATACAGAGAAAGCGGCGGTAGATTTGGTGCGCCACCATCTACCTCAACTACTATTATCAATGTTAATGGTGCTACTCAAGGATTATTAACAGAATTAAGAAATGGCTTTATTAATGATTCAGCCTCTGGTTCATTTTCTACTATAAACCCATTTAGATAATATGACATTACCAATATTAGATGTAAGCCTGAACTTTAGTTCTGGTGCTACTTTTGGTAACCCTTTTACTTTAGATGACCCCGTAAATGGTGTTTTGGGTACTGGATTTTTGGCTGATTCTTCAGCGCCTAATTTAGTAATCAATTTAACAGATGTAGCCCGAAGCATAAGCATTAGGCGTGGCAGAAACATACCTAGAGACACTTACGAGGCAGGAACTTGTACCGTTAGGATTTACGATCAAAACGGAAGATTCAACCCTCAAAATACAAATTCTGATTTATATGGCTACTTAACACCATTGAGAAAACTTAGAATATCTGCCAGTTACGCAGGAACTACTTATTATTTATTTAGTGGTTACACTACTGATTATGTTTATACTTATGATAAGGCGGAAAATATATCTTATGTAGATATTAATGCTTCAGATGCTTTTAGATTATTACAAATGGCTGCCATTACTTCAGTTACTGGACAGGCAGCAGGTCAAGATACGGGAACTAGAATTGATAAAATTCTTGATACCGTAGATTTTCCAATAACAATGAGGTCAATAGATACAGGTGATTCTTTAACTCAGGCTGACCCTGCTACCTCAAGAACTGCATTAGCAGCCTTAAAAAATGTGGAAACTTCAGAGCAAGGGGCTTTCTTTATTAACCCTGAAGGTAACGCAGTATTCAAAAACCGTAGCAATACTATTTCAAGCGCTGGCGGTACACCGATAGAATTTAATCAAACAGGTGATATACCTTATACAAATCTTGTTTTCGCTTTTGATGACAAACTTATTGTCAATAAATCTACTGTTACTCGCATTGGCGGTACAGGTCAGACTTATACAGATGTAGATTCTGTTGCCGAATACTTCCCGCATGTGGTTAATTTTAGTGATTTAGTTATTGATACAGACGCTGAGGCTTTAAATATAGCCTCTGTTTATGTTGCAACTAGAGCAGATACTACAATCAGAATAGATCAAATGGCTGTCGATCTTTATGACCCATTAGTGCCTAATGGCACAATGCTTGATTTAGACTATTTTGACAATGTTCTTATTTCAAATATTCAGCCAGATGGGTCAACCATTACTAAAAACTTACAAATTCAAGGCGTAAATTGGGAAATTACACCCAATATCTTTAGGGCTGTTTATACCACTTTAGAGCCTATTACAGATGGGTTCATTTTAGGCAACAGTACTTATGGAGTAATTGGCGAGGATATTCTCACATATTGAGATATAATTAGACACTAAGGGAGAACAAACTATGGCAGCAGGATTAGGTTTTAAGACATTTAATACAGGTGATATTTTGAGCGCCTCAGATGTCAATGGTTATTTGATGCAGGGCGTTTTAGTTTTTACAGATTCAACTGCCAGAGATGCAGCAATCACTTCACCTCAAGAAGGTCAATTTGCTTTTACTAAAAACAATGATTCTCTCTGGTATTACAACGGTTCTTCATGGGTTGCCTCAGGTGCAACTGGTGACATTGAAGGCGTAACTGCTGGCGTAGGAATTAGCGGTGGCGGTACTTCAGGAACTGTAACTATAACAAACTCTATGGCAACTGCTATTGACGCCAAGGGTGATTTGGTTGTTGGAACTGGTGCAGATACTTTCTCTAAACTCACCGTTGGCGCAAACGGAACAACACTCGTAGCGGATAGTGCGGAAGCAACAGGGCTTAAATGGGCAACACCAGCAGGCGGTGGAAAATTTCTATCTATCTCCGAAACTACTTACAGCACACAAACTACTATTGCATCAACTACATTTACTGATACTGGTTTAACTGCATCAATTACTCCATCATCTGCAACATCAAAAGTATGGGTGATTTGCCAACAATATAGCACTACAAATAGAGCATCCAGCACTAATAATGGTTCTTGGAGATTATTCAGAGATTCTACTGTTATCAATACTATTGACGAATTTAATTCATCAAGTTTTGCTGGTGTAACAAACTTTGTAAATCAAGAAGTGGTTACTGTTATGTATTTAGATTCACCAGCGACTACTTCATCTGTTACATACAAAACACAGGGTAAAGCAGGTACTACCTTAAATAGCGGAAGCGTTATTTACCAAGAAGGTGGCGGTAATAATTTTAGTAAAATGTGGTTAATTGAGATTGGGGCATAATATGGCAAAATCCTATGAAGTGTTAGGTATGTTAATTCCTAATGGTGGCTATGTTCAAAGAGGCGAAACTTTTGAAGGTATTGAATTTATTGATTGTGAGCCAATTACAAAAAAAGAATATGAAGATGGATTTGCAAAATTTGATGCCTGGAAAGCAGCACAAGATGCAACCCAAGCCCAAGCCAAGGCAACAGCCGAAGGCAAACTAGCAGCATTAGGTTTAACTACTGATGACCTTCGGGCTTTAGGTTTATA